AATATTAATATATACTTAACACTTTAAACACTTGGAGATATTATGGAAACCAAACAGGAATTATTAAGAGATGAAGCGTTCTCAACACAATGGGAAGCTAACAAAGATGATGCTCGTGACGAATGCATGGATCAAGTTGAGAGGATCATTATAGAAGTTGAGCATATGGTTGATGATGTAACTGAACAAGTTGCAGTACAAGACGTACTAACATTAGCTTATGCTATCAACAAAGTGGTAAATCTTCGTTATTTTACGTTTTCTGCTATGGTCTATGGAAAGTATCAGGATTACGAAGAAGATTTCGATTATGACTTTACTGATGACATCAAGATGGTGTTACAGGATCGTCTTTCTTTTGACTTAAAACTTGGAGGTAAATAATGGCTGATATAAATGGTGTTGAATTGTCATACGCTACTAAAGATGAGTATGACTTTGAAGGTGGTGAATACAATGATGGTGAAGTCCAAACTGCTATGCAAAATAATATGAATGGCAAATGGACTAAAGAAAACTTTGAGGAATTTCATAAAAATAATCCCGAAATCTATACATTATTTATTAAGTTCACAAACATGGTTATAGAAAGAAAAAGAAAATACTACTCTGCAAAAGCTATATTTCACAGGATTAGATGGGAGAGTATGATTTCAAGTGACACGCATCAGTTACTAGGGGATTATAAAATTGATGATGGGTGGATTTCACATTACGCTAGAATGTTTATGGATGACTTTCCACAACATCAAGGTTTTTTTCAAACAAGAGATAGGAAAAATTCTTATCACAAAAATTAAGGAGATATTATGGAACAGCAATTAGACAAATACGGTTTACCATTACTTGAGTCAATACCTTTGGGTAAGTCTGAATATGTAATGGTTAAGACTAGACTTCAATACTTTCGTAAGCATTACGAGAACGCTACTATTGAAACAGACCATGTGTTTTTTGATGGTGAGTCGATTATGTGCAAGACTGAAATACACATTGATGGCAAGTTAGTTGCTACTGGCATGGCTCATGAAGAAAAAAGCAAGAACAACATTAACGCTACATCTTTTGTTGAAGTGTGTGAAACCAGCGCAGTTGGAAGGGCGCTTGGCATGATGGGTATAGGAATCACAAACTCAGTTGCAACATACGATGAAGTCAAGAATGCTATTGCACAACAAGAAGCAAATGAAAAGGCTGATGAGTTAATGCAATACAAAGCTGAGAGTTTGTCAACTAAGTTGATCATGGCTATTGAAGCTGATGAAGAAGAAAGCATTACTGAAGTTGAGAAAGACTACAGAGGTGACACTCCATTGGCTACACGAGTCAAACTTACGCTAAGTCCTGAACACTTGGAGTACATGGCTGAACGTAAGGAACGCAAGTCGTTAGAGAGTAAAGAAAAAGCAAAGGCTAAACATGAAGGTAATGTTGCTCGTGCTAAAGAGTTTGCTGAGAAACAAAAGAACACAGAGGATTGACTTTCCTACGCTGTGTGGGAGGTTCTCCAAGCCTTCCTTAGTTAAAGACAAACAAGTCCGATTGGTTACCGTAAGTAACCACCAAATTTAATATAAGGAGCTGTAATGGTAAATAAAGTAATGTTAATAGGCAATCTAACTCAACCACCTGAGTTTAAACAATTGCAAAATGGTGGCGCAGTAGCTAGAGTTAAATTAGCTACTAATAAATCGTGGAAGGATCGAGCCACAGGTGAAAGAAAAACAGCGGCAGAATATCATACGTGTGACGTGTGGAATCAGTTAGCTGAAACTTTACAGAAACTTGATCTTGATACAGGCACTCAGGTGTACGTAGAAGGTGAGTTAAATACTAAGAGCTATGAGAAAGATGGTATTAAGAGATACTCAACTGTAATCAAACTTGGTGGCTTTGGATCAGAGTTCCGTATTTTGTCTAAGAAAGAACCTAGACAAGAAGCGCAACAAACACCACCTCAAACAACTTACCCATCAGAGCAACCGAAAACAATAACACCTGTTGCTGATGATGAGTTTGGTGATGACATTCCATTTTAATATGAAAACACTAACAATAATACTTGCACTAACCTTAACAGGATGTAGTGCATTCACAGACAGACTATCTGAACATGATCCATTACTCATACCACCTAATGTGATTGATAATAATCCTGAACAGATAATTTGTAAAACGGAATACCCAAAAATGTGTGATGGGTTTTTAACTGATAAAACAATTGATATTAAGGAGTAAAAATGAGCATATTTAATCGTAAGTTAGACAGGTACAAGCCATACATTAGTAGGTCATTAAACATTGAGTATATGAATGCAAACTTTACAAAAGAATCGTTAGAAAAAGTTTGTCGCAAATACAATTATGAAATTGACCGTAGAAAAAAAATGTCAACTATAGTGGATGAAATTTATGACCTTATTGTTTGAAACATTTGTGCCAGTAATAGTTTTAATAGGAGCATGTTTAATCTCAATGGGATTAGTTATGCTCCTGATGTCTTTAGGTATGCCTGATGAAAACTAAATTTACTGATGAGGAGCTTATGGCTTTTGCTGATAAAGAAACTAAAGGCGAGAAAGCTATGGATATTTTAGGTGTATTGCTACAAGGTGATGACGAAGCTAAAGAGTTAGCTAAAAGATTAGACGTTTTTATTGATACACGCAATGCACTTATTAACACTTTAATTGGAGATAAAAAATGAAAGATTTAATAAACGCTGCTAAAGTTATTAAACATATGTGTATATGGGTTATTACAGGATCAGCGCTATACATTGCTATGTGGTTTGCTCAATATGAGGTGTACATACAATGAAGAATAGACATTTGATTAAAACCTACACACTATCTGATGGTCAGAAAGTGACTTGTAGGCAAGTAGCTGACGAAATACAGATTAGCGAATCAGCGGCACGTAATAGATTGAATCGTTCTGACGATCCTGAAAAAATCTTTGCGCCTTACTTGAGATCAAATGGTGGTCAACTTAGAAAGCAAGACAGAGATAAGTTAAAAGGCACAAAAAAGAATGATGATCGTAAAACTTATGAGGAGTATTTACTTAAAAAAGTACTCAAGACCATATGAAAGTATTACCTATACAAAACTATGAAACTAAAACATGGTTGTTAAACAGACACTATGCCAAGCGTATACCTTCAATATCGTATGCGTTTGGCTTGTATGATGATAATAATCTTGTTGGTGTGTGTACTTATGGATCGCCACCTAGTCCTTCATTGTGTACAGGAGTTTGTGGAGAGGAATACAAAGACAGGGTTGTAGAGTTAAATCGCCTAATTTTGGATTCTCCGAAGCCTAACAGCGCATCTTACTTAGTAAGTCAGTCGTTAAAATTACTTCCCAAGCCTTCTATTGTTGTCAGCTATGCTGATACAAGTCAAGGTCATGTAGGCTACATTTATCAAGCTACTAATTTTTTATATACAGGATTGTCTGAAGCAAGAGTCGATTGGGCAGTCAAAGGGTTAGAGCATTTACACAGCAAAACATTGTCAGAAGGTATGACGTTAGAAGCGATACAAGAGAAATATGGTGATCGTTTTTATCATAAAGATAGAGATCGTAAACATCGCTACATCATATTCACAGGTAGCAAACTACAAAAGAAGCGCCTTCAGAAGAAACTAAATTATGAAATAGAGCCATATCCTAAAGGTGAGTCCAAACGCTATGATGCTTCAGGATATGTAGAAACTCAAGGTGTACTGTTCTAATCAGGCTTTAGATTTCTTTTTCTATGACCGTTCCAAGCTATAAACCCAGCAAGACGCAAAGCAAAATAAGCAATGTAATTAATAATTTTAAAACCGTTTACATCGATGCAAATATCTCTAAACAATGCATCAGCTTCTTTTTGTGTCATCTTAGCTGTGTGACCTTTCTTGCCACCTAAGTTAAGCGATTCATACTTGTAACACCAGTCATGTACCAGCCCGCCACTCAAAAGGACTCCCATCGGACTTAGCCAAGATCGTGCAAATTTAGGCACACTAGCGCCATCAAATACAAATCCTTTCGGTATTACATAGTAAGTTGGATGCGTATTGCCTTCATGCGTAATTGCATATTTCCAATCTTTTGTGATCTCCCACTTTCTTGTTGTTGCTATCCACAACCAAATACCACCAAACAAACCTTTGCTTTTTGTTTCCATAGGCACAGGTTTCATGTGTGGCATATCTTGATACGTTATTTTTACAGCCATATTTTTCTCCTTATTAACGACCTTTTGCTAGCTGCCCGCCGAAATAAAACTCAACCAGCATACTAGACCAGCGGAATATTTCATCCATTTTTACTACTGCTCCTGCTTCCAACTTTACATATTCTATAACGTCAGGAGTTATTTGAAATATACCAAGAAAACTGTAACCTTCTTTTGTTACAGGAACAATTGTTGATACACCAAAAAAAACAGGTGCTACTTGCGTAAATATAACAAGAGCAAGGATTACAAAAATAATAACACGCCGGTTCATAGCAGCCATAGGACTTTCTTTTTCAGCCATTTGACGTGCTTGATTAATAGAATCATTACGAGCTTGTAAATTTTCTATCATCATTTTTTGTTGTTCTGCTTGTGCTTGGCTTTTTAATGCATACAACTTAGCTATAAAACCTAAACCTATTGGCGCTATGTTTGTAAGAAATGTAATCACAAGAGCTTCATAATAAGATCACCTAATCCAATATCAACAGTTGTCATTACAACAAACGCTAATATCAAACCTTTGCCCATAGACATAAATTTTAAATTCATGTTCTTAATTTCTCTAACATCCTTATATAAATCTTCTATCTGTTTTTCGTGACGATCTAACTGCGCCTGTTGTTTCGCTGTCATTAGTATTTTCTCTTAGGTCTAGGTGGTAATTTTCTTTTCTTGTAAGGCATAATATCTCCTATGTTATCAGTTACTTAGTGGGTTGTCTAATGATTGCTGTATGCGTTTCATTAGTTTTTCTTCTGTTGTGTCTAACTGTATGTCAAATTTATCTAGCTTATTATCCATAGTAGTAATCCGAACATCAACTGATTGTAGTTTACTATCAATACGGTTTTCAAGGTTATAACTTGAGGTTCTGAGTCTTGCTAAGTCCTCTTTCAGTTCTACCTTAATATCAGAAGCAACTTCTTCTACTCTTAATACGTCTGCTGATGTCTTAGCCATTTGTGCAGCAACTGCATCAAGATCAAGCGTAGCTAAACTTTCTAAACGCTGATACATAGTAAAACCCGCATAAAGCGATCCTACAATGGTACTCAGTAAAGCAAACGCACCAACAAGTTGAGTATAAGTAAACCTAAGACTACCAATCTTTAGTCTTTTATCGACCAAGCCTTCAATTTGTGCTACCTTGTCACCTAAATCAGTTGTCAAATCCATCTCCTTGTTGCATAGATTTTAACAGTTCTATTTCTTGGCGCAACTTTTCAACTTCTAAACGTCTAGCTTGTAATTCTAATTGGTAGAGGGTATTGCAATTAATGCGTTCACGCGGCGCATCTAACGGTATCACTATTCTTGCGTACAAACCTAATTGTTTTGTTTCAGGATTAAGTGGATCGGGTTTACCAATGATAGGTGCTACTGCGTTATTCACAATGCCAGTCATACCCATATCGAACAAAAGGCTACCACCTATGCTATTAGAACAGTCTAACGAGCCACTTTTGAAACTATCTGTACCAAAAGATGATCCATTACTAGGCAATTGCAAGTTAAGTGATGTGCTAGTGTTTGCTACAGCTTGTGTGCTTAACATAAATAACAACAACCATTTTATTTGAATTTTGAACATACTCTTGTAACTAACAATGTTTGACTCTCATTGTCACTCCTTAATTTAGACAAACTACAAACGTATCTAGCTTCTTCTATGTTACTTTCCCTAATGTATATATCAAACTTTACTTCTTTTAAATATGCGAGAGGAATAACTTTATAGGCTGTGACAAAAGGAATTGGTGTTTCTAAGTCTTTCTCAAACACTCCTATCTCATAATATTCTATGTCAGGTCTTTTATTCCATACCCTAATATTTGTTTTTTTTATTCCATCTATGCCACTCGTTTTCCAAGTAGGATAGGTAGGAGTCTGTTCGTGACTATGTACTGCAAAATTTAACAGTAATAAACATATACCTATTGAGCAACGCATTCGGCTACAACAACTGCTTTGTACGTACCACCAGGAAACGCTCTATTACCACCATATACAGCTACTGATGTTGACTGTATCCACACACTACCTGCTACGCTTAGAGCGTATTGCCTTGTTGCCCCTCCATTTGTAGTAGTAGAAGCCGCATGGTACCCGCTCATGCCACTCTCACCTGTTGCCTTTACAGACACAGCTCCAGTCCACGTCACATTGTCTGACAAAGATGGACTTGAGCTAAAGCTAGTGGGATAACTCACATTCAAATGATAGGCATTAGCTAAAGTGGTATCTGCCCGTATTACCGGGACTACCCCGTTGCTTGCGGGATCAGTTGTAAGTGTATAAGCGTTTGGGTTACCGTAACGACCTTCTGTTACGTCAGCAATTGTGCATCTACTCTCCACGCTACCACTTATGTCTATCGCTAGTATTGGTGTTGCACTAAGTATAAAGCTGAGTGCGATTAATAGTTTTTTCATTTGTATTGCTCCTCTATCATCTTGTTCATTCTCGCATCTTGCGATAAGCTCCTTAATGCTCTCCTATTATCCACTATAGTACCACCTTGTAAAGCTACAGCATCAGGGTAGTAGTTATCAGGTATTGTAGATGCATAGTAGTTAGTTAGATTTGTTACTTGATTAAGCTGTTGTAGTACAATTGATTGCGATATTTCGTTTGCCATTGTTATAGCGTTTTCTACATCAGCTAACATAACTTCTAATGACTCCTCATCTTCTTCTTCATCTTCTTCTTTTTTAGCCTGTTCATTATCTAACAACTTTCTATCTGTTTCAGCCTGTGCAATTGCTACTGACTCATCTTGCAATGCATCGTAATCAGGAATATCAGGTAATGGTGGTGGAGGTGGTTTTTTATAACCGGGACAGTTTACATCGCTCTGAGGATCAAAGCAAGGATCAAACCTATAGATATATCTAACATCAGCGCCTTCTATACTTCCTGTGCCTTCTTGTTTAAGTCTACCATCACCAAAAACTGCGATAGGTGTGTAAGGTAAAGCAATTGTTCTTCTAACCTCTGTTCCTCCCTCACGCTGTGACCAATCTTGTTCATCTTGAAACACATAACCACCACCAACTTTGTCATTCTCAAGTGTAACAATGTAGTCATCCTCTTTGTTTTTTATAGGTGTGTACTTATAAGTGACTCCTGATATATCCATGCCTCCAATACCATCTGCACCAAGATAGGTAGGTGTCATTGTCCATTGTAATCCTTCTATTGCTACGTTTGGTGTGTATCCGAATGTGTAAGCGTGTACGCTAGAAGAACAAGAAAGCAGTAGCAAGACCACCCATGATTTTAATGACATCATCTCTTTTTTCCTCCGTAGTTTTTTGCAAGTCTATGCTAGGCACAGGAATTTCATCGCTATGTACCTCCCAGGCTGCAGCAGCCTCTGAGCCTATTTTGCCCATATAAGGGCAGGGGGTGCCGGCCATGCTCATTGCGCGATGGACTTCTCCAGTAGGATCAGCACATAAAAGCGAAACGGCAGCGACTTTCATTCCAAAATCGAACAATGTCTTTGAGAGCTTTAAACGGACACACGTTTTTTCTGTATACGTAGCACCTAGACTCAATGAAAATATCTGTGTACCCATTGCACCACTTGAGGAAATTGTACAAAGATCAGAGTTGTTGCCACCTACGTTTGGAGAAATAGCACTTGGTGGAGGTGATTTAACTGTAGTAGTGTTATCTGATGATGTAGTTACCGTTGATGTCGTATTCTGCGTGATCGTGCTTTCGTCTACTGCCATTACTGGCAATACAAACACTATCCAAAATGCTAGGACTATAAACCCAGCTATTACATTGTTACGCAGTCTGTCAGACATTAGGCTTCTAGTGCAGCTATACGAGCCTCTAACTCTTGTATTGTTTTAACTAATCTTGGAATAAGTTTAGAGTCATCTACACCCCATATTTGTACTGGAGTTCCATCCTCATTCAATTCGTCTGAACCTACTGCAACTGCTTCGGGAACAACTGTTACTAATTCTTGGGCTACAAAACCATAATCTTTGTGAACATCTCTATTGTTTTTCCAATCAAACTGCCTAACTTTAATATTCTTAATGTCTTGTGTAGCAGACGCAGAATCTTGTATATTTTCTTTTAGTCTTTCATCTGAAGCGTTATTAAGTCCAACAGTTGTTGGACCAGATGTTAAATACCCAGCCTGAGTTCCTTGTCTATTAAAACTCAAATGATATTTAGTTCCACTTCCACCAGTTGAACTGTTAAAAGTAGCACCATAATGAGCATCGTTGTCAACATAGCCTTCAATATTACCACTTACAAGTACCCCCAAAGTTTTTGTATTTAGCACCTTACTGTTGTTATAGAAAAGGTCTACCGAGCCATTTTCTGTACAGTTTATGTATGGTTCATCTGCTGAATCGCTTCTAAGAGAAAGATTTGTACCTTTGATTCTTAAATCACCAGTACCAACATCTTTAATATAGCTATGCGTACCATCGTGGTAAATTTCTAAGTCATTACCTGTACCAAACCGAGCCTTAATACTATCGTTAAAGTCAACTCCAGTTGCTCCACCTACTGAGCTAATGCCAGTTAGGTTAGCACCGCTTATTGCTGGAAGATTACCTGTCAGCTTTGTCGCATCAATCGTAGTAGAAGTAAACGCACCAGCAGAACTGATACTCGCTTTCTCTACTCCGTTGGCTTGGAACTTTATATCCTTAGAAGAACCATCTGCATTCAGGGTTAAATGCTCTGACGAGCTTTGAATTTTTGACATAAATTACTCCTTTGGATATTTGTCTTTAGTTGTCTTAATCGTAGCTTTCCAAGCATCAATACCGTTGTGGTAAATGTCATCTAGTTGGTCTGCTATTGATGGGTATTCGTTTGCTCTTTTTCTTGCGTATTCAGTTTTTGCTGTGTAATCTGCAAGACTGCTAAAAACAACAGCTCCTTCAGGAATATCAGTAACAACTTCAAATGTGTTTCCATTTTCAGATTCTGTTATGCTTTGATATT